GCAAAGACAACAAGCCTCAGATGATTACGATAAACGACGTTGAGTACGACACAGCTACATTCACTGAAGAACAGATTGCTATGACGAATCATTGCTTAGACCTTGATCGCAAGATTGGCAACATGAACTTTCAGTTACAGCAGTTACAAGTGGGTAAGGAGTCTTTTTTGAAGATGCTTACTGAGTCTTTAGAGACCGCTGAAATTGTAGAAGAGTAGTAGGAGTACCCATGAGATGACCGAGTTAGAGCTAGAAGCGATAATACAGCGTGCTGCGGAAGCGGGGGCTAAAAAAGCCTTACGTGACGTGGGTTTACAAGACGACGACGCTGTTCATGACATGCGTGAGATACGCGACCTTTTAGACTCTTGGCGCTCGGCCAAACGTACTGCGGCAAATACCATGATTAAGACCTTTACCTATATCTTCTTAGGTGCCCTGCTAACGGGGTCCTACTTTAGTTTTTTTAACAAGCCATGATGAGCCATGACACACCTATTTTTGTTATATGTTCTGGTCAACGGCCAGATACAGTCTTCGGACATGTATTTCTATGACATCAATAGGTGTAATTACTTTGCTACAGCTATTGTCAGGGGGAAGGTAGAGCGGACCCTTAATTACGAACCCCGAGGCGTGGCCCTCGCTGCATATTGTTTGCCCCGTGTGGCAGACCCAGTAACAGTGAGGGCATACTGATGGACCCCATAACAATAGCTGCTTGTATATCCGGCGCTAGTCGCGCCTACAACATGGTCGCCAAGGCAGTAAATGCCGGTCGTGAGATAGAAGACACGGCTAAGTACATAGGCAAGTTCTTTGATTCTAAAGAGAAACTTCTTGAAATAGAGAAAGAGAATCAGTATGGCCCTAAGTTCTTGCGAGGCTCGTCAGTAGAAGCTCAAGCCTTAGAAATCCAGATGGCGAAGCACAAGACGCAGCAAATGGAGTCTCAGCTAAGAGAGATTATCGTACTATACGGGCCGGGCGAAGCTTTTTATAATGAGATGATGAAGACACGGCGAACTATACGGTCATCCCGTCTCGCTGCTGCTGAAGCTAGGGCGAAAAGAAAACGAATGATAATAGACGGCGGCCTAATTTTGGGTATGTTTGTAATTACCGTAGCGTTTATAGGATGGTCGATTAACTTGGTTACAGGAGCTAGATAATGAGTTTATTTAAAAGTGTAGGCAAAATAGCAAAGTCTAAAGTGATGGACTTAACTGAAGTGCAAGCGGGATGGGCAACTGTTGTGCTTCTCTTCGTTATCATTGTTTTGGCGGCAGTCTAATGAAATTCGGTGCCCTTAAAAAGATTGTCGGAGGTATTGCCCCCACCTTAGGCGCTACGCTTGGTGGCCCGCTGGGTGGCGCTGCCGGTAAAGTTATCGCTGAAGTTTTGGGTTGCGAACCTACTCCTGATGCAATCGAAAAGCGGATGCAGGCAGCTACAGCGGAAGACCTGTTTAAGATCAAGGAAGCCGAACTGAAATACGCTGCCAAAATGAAAGAGCTGGGCGTAGACATGTTTGAGCTGGAGACGAAAGACAAGCAAGACGCCAGATCGCATTTCTCCTCTGATTGGACCGCTAGGGTTATCGGGATACTCAGCCTTTCCGGCTTTCTTGGGTATATCTTTTTGGTTACCCTTATGCCCCCTGACCAGAACTCAGACACTATTGTTTCCCTTGTTCTTGGGTATCTAGGCGGCACAGTTAGTGCGGTTATATCGTTCTACTTCGGAGCAAGTCAAAGCCAAAATGAAAAATCTAATTGAGATGCTCAAGCGCCACGAAGGCGTACGGTCTAAGGTGTACCTGTGTTCTGCTGGGTACGAGACTATTGGTGTGGGACGAAACATCTCTGCCAAGGGCTTAGGGTTGTATGACGACGAAGTAGATTACCTGCTAGAGAACGACATAGCCCGCGTTATTAAGGAACTTTCTTCGGAATATCCGTGGTTTAACTCACTTGATGATGTACGAAAAGATGCTATGATTGACATTAGTTTTAACCTTGGTGCTACGAGACTTCGTGGTTTCAGGCGCGCATTGGCAGCTATGGAAGTTGCCGACTATACAACCGCAGCAAAAGAGTTCCTAGATTCCAAGTGGAGTCGGGACGTTAAGGGTCGTGCTACCGAACTCTGCTACATGATTGAGACGGGTAACTACCTATAATGAGGTTAAGAAATGCCGCTTCAGAAACTACAGTTCAAGCCCGGAGTTGACCGCGAGAATACGC